TACGGCAATTCATACAAATACTTCAGCATCAACAGCATTTGTAGTAGGTTTGCTCCGTTTAGACCTAACCGGCGTCGCCATCGACATCACCCTCCGCATCGGCCTGCCCCAGATGGAACTCGGTGCGTTTGCCACCTCCGTCATCCCCACCACCACCACCGCGCTGACCCGTGCAGCCGATGTGGCTTCAGTCAATACGCTGAGCCCTTGGTATAACCAGACGGAAGGCTCTGTTTACGTCGAACTGCAATCGTTGAGCCCGTTGACGCCAGCGCAAAGCGTTGCGCTTGGGAAGTTTCCTACCGCTTACTTATTCGAGGCTGGTGCTTCTGACAGCAATTTGTTGTGGTACGGAACTGGTGCAGAAGTATTTATATCTACAACATATAACAACGTCGGTGCTGTTCCATCAGGCATAAACAAATTTGCCGTTTCAATGGCACCAACTGCTGGTCAGTCAAGATCAAGTTTGAACGGGGCGGCGGCGGTGAATCGCAGCGGCACGTTATCCGGTACGGCTACTCAACTGGTTCTTGGGGGCGGAAGTATTACTCCTGGAAACTCAGTTTTCAACGGCTGGTTGCGCCGATTTGCTTACTATCCCCGCGCTTTGTCGGCGGCCGAACTCCAGGCCATCACCGCATGACCCCCGACCCCTTTGACCCTTTCGAGGAACAGCCCATGTACACCGACTTCTTCCTGAAATTCACCGACGAGGCCGAGGCGAACGCGGCGCTGTTCACCGAGCAGACCAGCGTGCAGGGCGACACCGTGGAAACGGTGCTGGTGCCCAAGTACGCCGCCATCGACGTCGTCGGCACGATCTACAAGCCCACGGGCGAGATGATCCAGACCGAAGAGGGCGAGGTGCCCGAGATGGCCCCGCTAGACGGCTGGCACGTGAACGTGCGCCACAACGCCGAAGCGCCGGAGCTTGGGCCTTTTGCGGTGCAACCGCAGCAGCCTGTGAGGATGTGGGCCTAATCATGCCAAGCAAATCACCAGAGCAGGCGCGGATGATGGCCGCTGCCGCGCACGATCCAAAGTTCGCCAAGAAGGTCGGCGTTCCCCAGAAAGTCGCCCAGGAGTACAACCAGGCCGACAAGGGCGGCGGCCTGATCAAGCGTGCCATGCACGAAAGCAACAGCAAGACCAAGTGACCAGAAAGACCTGACGATGGCCATCAACGACGACGACTTCAAGAGGCTGGAGAGCAAGGTGGACAAGCTGACGGATGCGATCCAGCGGCTGATCCTGATCGAAGAGCGCCAGTCCAGCCAGGGCCAGCGCATCGGCGCAGTGGAGCAGCGCATGGCTGCTGCCGAGACCTCCGTGTCCAAGGTCGACTCCAAGGTCGACAAGTGGATCAACCGCGGCATCGGCGTCTGGGTTGCGGCCGCGGTCCTGTTCAGCCTGATCCAGTTCGGTGCTCGCCTCTTCGGCAAGTGACCTCTTGCGGCGCGTATCACAATGCTGGTAGTATTCGCGCCGGGTCAGTGTCTTCTCTCCCTGGACGCTGGCCTGGAACGCACGTTGCCATGCTTTGGCGCCCCTTACCCGGGCGCCATTTTTTTTGGTTTGTCGCTTGAAGGCTGAGGACTTCCGCACGCCGACGTGGAAGCGGCTGACGCAGACCCTGGAGGCAAGGCTCCAGGAGCTGCGTGAGCTGAACGACTCTGCGTCCTTCGGCCCAGAAAAGACAGCCCTGATCCGCGGTGGGATCAGTGAGCTGAAACGAATTCTCAGCCTGGCCGAGCAGGCCAGCCTGAGCCAAGCGGTCGACCCCGACGAACTTGCCGGCGTCGACGACACAGGCCGTTAGGCCCCACCGAAGTGAGACGACAGACCCATGCAAGTACAAGGAACTGCCAACACCCAAGACGAAGCGCTGAAGATCTGGCAGCAGCTCGATGCAGAGGACGCCGGCACCGCGCCGGCGCCGGCCGACGAGCCTCAAGCGCCTGCAACCACTCCCGACGCACCCGCCAAACATCACAATGCTGATGTGGCCGATGCAAAGTCGGCGGGTGATGAGGCGGCGCCTGTGGCGGAGCAGGCCTTGCTGGACAAGATCGCTGGCCTGGAGACGATGCTCTCCCAGGTCACGCAGCGACTGAGGAACGCAGAGGGCCATATCGGCGGCCTGGGCAGCCAACTGAAGCAGCAGCTTCAGACGGCTCAGCAGGTCACCGCGAAGGGCGGTGATGCACCGAGCGCGACTGAAATCCGCGAGGCGCAGAAGAGCCCCGAGGCAATGGCCCGGCTGAAGACGGACTACCCCGAGTTCGCCGAAGCCATGGAGTCCGCTCTGAACGAGCGGCTGAGTTCTCTGGAGCAGAAGCTGCAGCAACAGCAGCAGTCTGCTCCCGCGGCCGTGTCGCCGCAGGAGATCTCCAGACTGCGATCCGAGTTCGCTGTCGAGGTGCGACATCCCGGGTGGCAGGAGCTTGTGCGGACGACCGAATTCGTGGGCTGGCTGCAGCGCCAACCGCGGGAGGTTCAGATGCTTGCGGCGAGCGAAAGCCCGCAAGACGCGATCCGACTGCTGGACCTGCATTCCGAGATCGCGAAGTCGGCAACGTCACAACGAACGCAGCGCCTGAGCTCTGCGGCCGCGATTCCTTCCGGCCGGTCCGGCGGCAATGTCCGCCAAAAGGCTGTGGAGGACATGTCGCCCGAAGAGTACTGGCGCTACCTCGACGAACTCGACCGACAAAAAAGGTAACCAGTCATGCAGACCTATTCCCTCGTTCCCTCGCGGAACCTCATCATGGCGGAGCGCGAGATGCTCAAGCACGCCATGCCCATCAAGGTGCTGAGCACCTTCGGCTCGCAGAAGCAAGTGCCCCAGAACAAGACCGACACGGTCGTGTTCCGTCGCGCTCTGCCGCTGGACGCCGGCTCCAACGGCGCGCCGAACATCACGGCGAGCAACTACCTGCTGCAAGAAGGCGTCACGCCCGGCTCGCGCACGATCGCGTACCAGGACGTGCAGGTCACGCTTCAGCAGTACGGCGTGCTGATGAAGCTCTCGTCCAAGGCGGAAGCCATGTACGAGGACGACATCCCCGGCGACATGGTCAAGCTCGTCGGCGAGCACATGGCCAGCATCGAGGAGCTGATCTCCTATGGCGTGGTCCGCGGCGGCACGAACGTCGTGTTTGCCAACGGCACGGTGCGCACGTCGGTCAACACCGGCATCACGCTGAACAAGCTGCGCCAGGCCGCTCGCCAGCTCGAATCGGCGCACGCGCAGATGGTGACCGAGAAGCTGGCGGCCTCCGTCAACTTCGGCACCGCCGCGGTGGAGCCGGGCTACCTGGTGTTCATCCACACCGACATGGAGGCCGACTTCCGCAACCTCAGCGGCTTCGTCCCGCTGGCCCGCTACGGCTCGCAGAAGCCCGTGCACGAGCGTGAGATCGGCGCGGTCGAGCGCTTCCGCATCATCACCTCGCCGTACTTCCGTCCCTTCCTGCAGGGCGGCGGCACGATCACGGCCGGCACCTTCCTGTCCAACGGTGGCAACACCGGCACCACCGCCGACGTCTACCCCCTGATGGTGGTGGCGCAGGAGGCCTGGGGCCAGGTCGCTCTGAAGGGCATGAACGCGGTGCAGCCGATCTACCTGCCTGCCAAGCAGATCACGCACGCCAACCCGATGGGCCAGTTCGGTTACGTCGGCGCCAACTTCTACAAGAACGCGGTGCGACTGAACGAGAACTGGATGGTCCGCATCGAAGTGGCCTGCTCCGCCCTGTGATGAATAGCCGGGGCGAAAGCCCCGGCTGACAGAAAGGAAACTGAACATGCCCCTCGAATCCGTGAAGCAGCGCGTCAACGCCCTGTCTGCGCCCGGAGATCGCCAAGAGCTGACGGCCCTGCTGTCTGCTGTGGTCGACGCTCTGCAGGCCGTCGCCGTCAAGCTCGACGCCGACGCCGGTGTGACCGACACGAACTACGCGGCCACCGTGGCCGCTATCGTCATTGACTGAAAGGAATCTGAACCATGTCGAGCAACCTCGCTCTTGACGCTGGCCTGAGCGCCGCGTTCTCCAGCGGCGCCTGGGCCGAAGGCACCAACGCCAACACCATCAAGTCCACTGCCACGATCACCTTCACGATCGACGGCCGCTTCTACAGCAAGAGCGCGACGGACAACATCGCGATCAGCTACAGCGGCCCCTCGGTCTACCAGGCGGCCGCAGGCGGCGTGCAGTCCGTCAACGGTGGCTTCACCGGCGGCGTGAACGGCTCGACCCGCCTGTACCTGATCTGCCTGGACACCTCGGGCAACGTCAGCATCGTGCCGGGCCAGATCGTGGACTCTGCCGAACTGGCCGCCGGCCGGGTCGCGCTGCAGTTCCCGGATGCGCCGAACGGCGTGTGCGCTGTGGCCTCTATGCGCATCGCGCTGACCGCCGGCACGGCCTTCACCCCGGGCTCGACGGACCTGTCCGCCTCCGGCGTGACGGCGTCGTTCATCAACCTCTCGACGGTCCCGGCGAACCCGCTGACGTCCTGATGAGAGAGAGGGGGGCGCCGCTTGGCGCTCCCCCGCCCACCAACACAGGAGACTGACCCATGAACACCAAGCTGAACAGCTACGAGAAGCACCGCACCGTCGACTCGGAGAACGTCGACATCGAGCGCGGCGTCACGCCCGCTGCAGAGGCCACCTCGGCGCGCGGCGTCGAGCTGGACACCGACCGCGTCCTGCGCACCGATCAGCTCGACCAGGAGACCTTCATGCGCGACGAGCTGGAGGTGCTGTTCAGTGAGCCGGCTACCGAGCACGAGCCGGCCTATGCAGAGGTCAATGTCAACGGCGACTACCGCCTCGCGGTGCGCGGCGACACGACCAAGATGCGCCGCTACCACCTGGCGGTGCTGGCCAACGCCAAGCAGTCCCGTGTGCGCCAGCGCAAGGTGGTGAACGCGGACGGCAGCATGGGCTTCCAGGAGGAGAACGTCCTGTCCCTGACCTACCCGTTCCAGGTCATCCATGACCCGAACCCGAAGCTGGGTGGTCCCTGGCTCAAGCAGCTCCTGAAGCAGCCTGGCTGATGAACTACCTGCAGCTCGTCCAACGCCTGGCTGTGGAGTGCGGCGTCGCCGGGGGCGGCCCCGCGTCCGTCCTTGGCCAGACGGGCATGTACCAGAAGCTCGTGAATTGGACGAACGATGCGTGGGTCGAGATCCAGGGTATGCACGACAACTGGAACTGGATGCGCCAGCCGTTCACCTTCGAGACGGCCGCCAGCACTGGCGACTATCTGCCGGCGACCATCACCAACACGGTCACCGGCAGCCTGATGACCGACCTGCGCTACTGGTGGAAGGAGACCTTCCGCTGCCAGAAGAAGAGCATTGGCGTGCAGGATGAGCAGTGGCTGGTGGAGTGGGAGTACCAGGTCTTCCGCAACACCTACCGCTTCAACGTGCAGGTCAACGGCCGCCCCGTCGTGTTCGCCATCAAGCCGAACGGCAAGGCCGTCATGCTGGGTCAGATCCCGGACGACGTGTACCAGGTCAGCGGGGAGTACCAGACCCTGCCGACATCGATGACCGCGGACGCCGACGTGCCTGCCGCGCCGACTCACCTGCACCTTGCCATCGTCTACAAGGCCATGCAGTTCTACGGCTTGTACGAGGCCGCGCCCGAGGTGCTGAGCAAGGGCAACACCGAGTTCAGTCGCCTGCTGAACCAGTTGGAGCGAGAGCAGCTTCCAGAGCTGTACTTGGGAAATCCGTTGGCTTGAGCAGGCAGCATGCAGCAGGCACAGCTTCCGCGAGTCCAGTACGAGCTGATCCGCCTCGGCGGTGGACTAGATCTCGTCACGCCGTCGCTGTCTCTGGCTCCCGGGGTGGCCCGGTCTGCACTCAACTTCGAGTGTTCGATCACAGGCGGCTACACGCGCATCGCCGGCTACGAGCGGTTCGATGGCAGGCCTAGTCCGTCGAGCGCGGTCTACGTCGTTTTGACGGTCGCCGTTACGGGCGCGATTGCGGTTGGCAACACGATCACGGGCGTCACTTCTGGCGCCACAGGTGTCGTGTTTCTTGTCAGCGGCTCGACCGTTGCTTACACCAAGGCCGTGGGCACGTTCATCGTCAACGAGACTGTCAACGTGGGCGGGGTTGGCCAAGGCACTGTGACCGCTTTGGGGCCCTCCACGCCGCTGACCGCTCAACAGGCTGCTCAGTACCTCAATCTGGCGGCCGACGTCTATCGAGCTGACATCGGAACCGTGCCGGGCTCGGGCCCGGTGCGCGGCGTGGCCTACCACAACAACGTCGCCTATGCCTGGCGAAACAACGCCGGCGGCACTGCGCTGGTCATGCACAAGTCATCCGCATCTGGGTGGACGGCAATCCCCTACGGCGTAGAGCTCTCGTTCAATTTGGGCTCAATTGCGCTGGTTGACGGCAACACCGTCACCGGACAAACCAGTGGCGCGTCCGGCACCATTCGTCGGGTAGTAGTTGAGTCGGGGTCTTGGTCTGCCAACGACGCGGCGGGGCGACTGATTTTTGCTTCAGTCACGGGGACCTTTCAAGCCGGCGAGCAGCTTCGCATTGGCGCAACCACATACGCCCACGCGGTGGCGGCGCAGACGGCCATTGCCGCCCTGCCAAACGGCCGCGTAGAGTCCGTGGTTGCGAACTTCGGCGGCAGCGTCAACACCACAAGGCTGTACGGTTGCGACGGCGTCAACAGGGCTTTTGAATTTGACTTTGTGCAAGAAGTCTATGTGCCGCTGAGTACCGGCATGTCGCCAGACAATCCGAGCCACATTGCATTTCATAAAAACCATTTGTTTTTGAGCTTTGGTAGCTCAGTGCAACACTCGGCAATTGGTGACCCATACTCCTGGAGCGCCGTATTCGGCGCCGGAGAGATCGCTCTTGTAGACCAAGTGACGTCCTTTTTAGTTCTGCCAGGCGATCAATCAACTGGCGCAATGGCCATCTACGCGGACGACAACACTTTCATGCTGTACGGCACCAGCTCCAACGACTGGAACTTGGTGTCATACAACGTCGGAACCGGCGCAAAGCAATACAGCACTCAGAATCTCGTGTCGAGCTTCGCGTTCGATGATCGAGGAATCATGAGTCTGCAGACAACTCTAAATTATGGGAACTTTGACTCTGCTGCTCTGACACTAAACATTCGCCCATTTGTTCAGCAGCGGCGAAACAAAGTGACCGCGTCGGGCGTGAATAGAGAGAAGTCTCAGTACAGAGTTTTCTTTAGTGACGGGTACGGCATCTACACCACCCTGTTTAATGGGAAATACATGGGCTCAATGCCGGTTGAGTTTCCCAATCCAGTGTCTTGCATGTGTGATGGCGAGTATCCTGATGGATCGGAAACTTTATTCTTTGGGTCAACCAACGGTAGAGTGTACCGTCTCGACGTCGGCACGTCATTCGATGGCGAAGAGATCGGCGCATCACTGCTGCTCACATACGACGCGGTGAAGTCCCCGCGGATGCTGAAGCGCTGGCGGCGTGCCTCCCTGGAGATTGACGGGAACGCATACGCTGAATTCTCGTTCAACTACCTGCTGGCCTATTCGTCAACTTCTGTGCCGCAGGGTCTTCAGGAGTCGTATTCGACAAACCTGTCATCCAGCTTCTGGGACGCAGTCAACTGGGACAGTTTCATTTGGGACGGGCGCACGCTTGCGCCGTCTGAGGTCGAGGTGGTGGGGACTGGCGAAAACATCGCCGTGCAGATCGCGTGTAACTCTGACTACTACGCGCCGTTCACCATTAACTCGGTCATCCTTCATTACAGCATGCGCAGAGGACTTCGATGACCAATCCGTACTATAACGGGGGCGCGTTCCCCGCCACCGGCGCGCCGGCAACGTCTGCCTCAATGCGCGCGGAGCTCTTGTCCATCTCGAATGGATTCGACAAGCTGCCCACGCTGTCTGGCAACGGCACGAAGCTCGTGGCCGTCAACTCTTCCGGCACTGCGCTGGAGGCCGTCAGCGTGCTGCCGCCTCTGACCATCACCGACTCCAGCCTGGTGGTCGAGGACAACGCGGACAGCACGCGGAAGTTTCGCTTCGAGGCCAGTGGTATTACGGCCGGGGCCACTCGCGTCCTCACTGTGCCGGACGCGAACATGACCATTGTTGGTCTGGATGTGTCGCAGACGCTGACGAACAAGACCATCAACCTCGCAAGCAACACTTTGATCGCCACCTCCGCGCAGCTTGCCGCGGCGGTGACCGATGAGACTGGCTCGGGTTCGCTCGTCTTCGGGACCTCGCCGACCCTGTCGGCTCCGACATTGTCGGGCGCGGTGACCCTCTCCGCAGGCACCGCCACCGGCGTGGCCTACCTTAACGGCAGCAAGGTGCTGACGAGCGGGGGTGCGCTGACATTTGATGGGACGAATTTCGGCATTGGCACAAGTTCGCCGTCAAACAAACTGGTTGTATCTAACGCCGGGGCTCAGGGTTTTGAGTTTGATCCTGCTACTGGGATCATGCAGGTCTACAACCGAAGCACTTCGGCGTATGGTGAACTGCGCCCGTATGGATCGCTGATTCGGTTCTTCACGGGGACAAGCCCAACGGAGACCATGCGCCTTGAATTAGGCAACCTGCTCCTCGGCACCACCAGCACCGGAGCAGACGGTCTCGGCATCAGCAACCTGCTGAACCTCACTTTCCCCGAGGGCAGCGGCACCTCCTATACCAACCTGTTCCGGCAGGCCTCCAGCGCGGCGACCATCCTTGCCAACGGGTACAAACGCAGCGCCAACGCGAACGCTTTTGCTTCCAGCGTAGGAACCTCGTGGGCGAAATCGGCAATCGCGCTTAACACTGGCGACATTGCTTTCTACGCCGACCCCGCTGGCACGGTGGCGAACGGCACCGATGTCACGCCGACCGAAAGATTCCGCGTCAAGTCCACGGGGCAGGCGCGCTTCGTTCCTCTTTCCGCAGACCCGTCTGGTGCGGAAAACGGTGACGTCTACTACAACTCGACAACCAACAAACTGCGCGTCCGTGCTGGCGGCGCGTGGGTCGATCTGCACTGACGAAAAGCAAGCATGAACTGGACTATCGAATGGATGCGAACCACCCCGACCTCGGCCACGCCGCCGAAGTATGTGATGGAGTGCGGCTGGCGCTGCACCGGCACCGAACAAGGGCAGACCGCCTCGGTCTATTCGTCGTGCTCCTTCGCCGCACCGGAGAACCCGGACGGCACCTTCACGCCCTACGACAAACTGACGCAAGACCAAGTCCTCGGCTGGGTCTGGGCTTCCGGCGTGGACAAGGCTTCCGCTGAGTCTGCCGTGCAGGCGCAACTGGACAATCTCATCAACCCGCCCGTCATTCAACCGCCCCTGCCGTGGAGCAAGTGATGCCCAAGGACAAACTTCTGCACATCGCAATGGGCCTCGGCGCGGCTGTCGTCACGCTGCTGGCTTACCTCCTTTCCACGTGGCGCCCAGGCGCTGCGGTGGCCCTGGTGACCACTGCGTTCGGCATCTTCTACGAGTGGCAGCAGTGGTATCGCAAGGAAGGCGTGGTGGACCCGTGGGACGCCGCCGCGACTGCTGCGCCGGGTTGGCTGGTGTGGCTGGCGCTGGAGATGATGAAATGACCTACGAGGGACCGGAGCGTCGCGACCAGGCGCTCACCGAAGATCGAGTGAAGCTGATGATCGCGGAGGCTGTACAACAAGCGCTGGCGTCTCACGAGCAGCACTTGACCGCACACATGGACAAGCAGTTCGCGCTGCTCAAGCAGTCGTTCTCCGACGCCTTCCCAAGCGGCGACCCGCACGGCCACCGGCTGGCGCATGAAAAGGCCATCGCCAACGCCTCGTGGTGGGACAAAGCCAAGTCCGACGCCTTCGCCAAAGTGGCTGCCGCAGGCGTCTGGGCTACCGTGGTGTTCCTGGCTGTGGCAGCCTGGGAGCACCTCAAGAACGAAGCGAAGAGGTAAGCATGGAAGACATCCTGAGTGGCGGCATCCTGGGTTCGGTTTTCGGCGGGCTGTTCCGGCTGGCGCCTGAGGTCCTGAAGTTCTTCGACCGCAAGAACGAGCGGCAGCACGAGCTGTCGATGTTCGACAAGCAGTGCGAGCTGGAGAAGGTTCGCGGCTCGCAACGCATGCAGGAGATCGGCGCGCAGCACGCGATGGCCGTGGACGTCGGTGTCATGGACGCTGTGACCGCGGCGATCAACCAGCAGGCCGAGATGGTCAAGGCCGCTGGCAAGGGCTGGGTGGCCAGCCTGTCGGCCAGCGTGCGGCCGGTCGTGACGTACTGGCTGCTCTTCGTCTGGTCGTTCATCCACGTCTGGTTCGCCTGGAGCGCCTACCTTGCCGGGGCCTCCCCGAAGGAAGTGTTCCTGACCATGATGACGGCCGACTTCGCGGCGTTGGTGGCCGGCACGTTCAACTATTGGTTCCTCGATCGGACTCTGAAGCAGAGGGGCCTCGCGTGAACCTGGACGTCGCGGTCGCCCTGTGCAAGCAGTTCGAGGGGCTGTTCCTGAAGCCCTACATCTGCCCGGCCGGCGTGCCCACGATCGGCTATGGTTCGACCTACTACGAGGACGGCCGGCGCGTGGCGATGACCGACCCGCCAATCACCAAGGAGCGCGCCGAGGAGC